CTATAACTATAGAATCAAAAGCATTCGCAAATTGAATAATTAAATCCTGAATTTCGAAATAATTTGATTTCCAGCGCATTACTATTATTTATTCAGACTAATCGTTCAATAAAGTGTTTGGGTAGCTTAGATTTATTTTGTGATATTAAAGTTCTTGCTTTACCATCAAGAACATACGTAACGGCATAATCAGCTTTTGATCTTGTACACCTACCAGATGTCTGAACTAATGCACATAGAGTTTTATTTGAATACCAATCTTTATCTAAATCAAATAGTTTTTTTATTCGTTTATTTGATAAAGGAGGGTAAGGTGTTTTAACTATAATCTGAAATCTTCCTTTTTCGCCATTTAAATCAGTACCAAAAGTAAGTGAAGGTGATACCAATACAGTTGGTCTCGATGTTTTAAAGTGCTCTTTTAAAATCTTTTCATTTGTAGCTGTTTGCTCTCTAAATAAAAATCTATCACCTACTAATTTATTCTTAAGATAATTGCATATCTCTAATGAATGAGTATGGATAATCCCCTTTTCATCTTTATGATGATCACATAAATCTTGAATATGTTTTGCCAATATTGGCAAATTTCTTTGTAAATTTTGATAATTTAATACAGGTTGAGTCGATAGATACACTGGAGATTTTTTAGCATCAAATGCTGATGGTGATTCAATGTATTTGTATTTCTTTATTCCTAATGATTTTGCATATTGAGCATGATCTGTAATAGTTGCAGACATTAACAAAATATTATCACCGTAATCAAAAATATGCTTACTTAACCCATCTACCTTCAGAGGGGTAAAGCTAACTCTATCCGATTTGATGTCAACAACGTATTCACATTTATGCCACATTTGTTCAACCGTAGTCAAATCACCGTGAACCATTTTAAGATACTTTAGTTTGTTTGCTTCTGATAAAGATAATACATTAATTTTACTAGAATTTTTATTTGTAAGTTCGTTTACCTTTTCACTTAAAACAAATATTAGGTTAATTAACCATCTGTATTGTACATCATATTTTTCAGATTTTAATTTACTACATTCAACATTGTACAAATCTAATCGTTTATAATCTATCTCAGCACTAAATCGTCTTACCAATTCTTCTTCCAATTCTGAAGCTTCATCACACACTAAAAAGTTTTTACGTTTTACATGCTGAGGTAAAGCCATAAACATTTTGTAATTTAATACTGCAAATTGATTTGATAATGAAAGATTTCTATTTGTAAAATATGGACATGAATTCTTTTCCCAACAATCATTTTTAAGTCTTGGAGTATGAATACAAGGAGCTGTATCAACATCAAATGATTCATCTACCGTGCAAGTATAATTCTGTTTACCTTTTAGAACCTCGATGTCATCAAACAATAGTTTATATTGATCTTGTAGTTGTTTAGTAATGGTAAGNGCAAATGTACCAAATGCCGGTTCNCTTAAACAATCTTTTTCAAAAATATAATTACCATGCTGATCTTTACGATATGCTTCATATGAATTAATTAAATTNCTAAAGTGTTTTGTTGAGCTAGCACTAATGTTTCCTAATGTTCTAGGTATNAAGCTTTTCCCGGTACCTGTAGGTGCTTGTACGATTACATACTTGTACCCTTCCTTGTATGCTTTCTCAATCTCCTTTAAAAGATTGACTTGAGGGTCGGACGGGCTGTAACCGTCTGGAAATTTTGCAACATACTTACTGAACATATATCACAATTATACATGGACTCAATAAACAGTCAACTAGTTAGCCTCGTAAACGTCCTCTACAATTGAATCAAAATCAGATTTTTTAGTATGTAGAGTTACATCCTCTACTTGATGCTGTGTCATTTCAGCTAATAATTCATCTGATGCATTTCTTAGAACGCAACGGCACATATCATAATGATTAGAATCTACATTTCTTCCAGTGAACCCTCTTCCGTGGCAACGCTTACAGCTAGATTTAGGATCGTCGGTAATTTTTAATTGACCGCAATCCAAATAGTTTGTATATTCTTCTGCAAGATCGTAAATCTCTCCACTAAAAACGCTAAAATATTTTTCACTCATAATTTTTTCATTACCATTACCACATCATAAAACTTTGAATTTTTCTTAGGCTTAATTCTTTTAACTTTAGCCAATCTAACTATATCGTTAAAAACAAACTTATCTAATCTATAGTTAAATACAACAGATGAATCAGAATCTTTTAATTCAAAAGGGTATGGTATTTCAAATACCTTTATACCTCCTTTTTGTACTTCTAATTTAAACTCAAGAAAAAAGTCTTTTATACTTACATTAATAAGCTTTCCTTTTTTTATAACCTTACCTTCGATATCGAATATTATATCGTTTAAAAAAAATTTGTGGAACTTCTTTTCCACTTCTTCTATAAGTTTTACAACCATTACATATTTTGGAAATTAATTTTTTCTTGCTGAGACATATTTTCTATTTTATCTACATAATATTCCCAGAACTCATCATTAGCGGGGATAGTTTGAATTAAATCTACATTATCACAATTTATTTGTCTGTAGTTTTGCATAAAAATATCCCATACTATTATCAAATTTTTAACTGCTGGATTATAAGGTTGAAAATTAGCTGTAGGTCTAAAGTTCAAAGTTAACCTCCCGTTCTCACTATTAAGCAGAGTGAAACTATTGGTACACAACATTCTTCTCGTAGGAGGGGCTCCTGCTTTGAAAACTCTCCTTGCAAATTTAACTTCACAAACATTGTTTTTAAGAAGAGTTATAAGTTGTGATCTACCTACTAGCATCGTAAGGTCTTACGATTCCGAAAATTCTACTTTCGTTTAGAAAAATACCTTTCTTTACTCTACCAATTTCTTCTACTTCAATATTAGAAATAGGAATACCTAAATTATTTGGAAAACAAATATGGTCTCCTACCTTTACATATTCACATTTAGTACCCGCTAATAGAACTTCTCCTATTCTCCATGCTTTAGTATCAACATTAAGAGGTATATGAATACCGTTTCTAATTAAAGCTTGACCATCTTCTGTTTCATCTTTGAACTTACAAAGAATAACGTCTTCCATAAGACGACACATTTGATAACCTACAATTGCAGAATCAAAAGAACCTTCGGTGGGTACAGATAAATCAATTAAACTCTTTTTTGGTGCCAATAAATCAATACTTTGTCTTCGATTTCCGGGACCTGCTCCAATTTCATTAGACATAGAAAGACTTATTATGTAAAGTCTTTATTTCAATGCTGTCTTAATATTGGATAGATCTACTTTTCCTGAATCTATATACTGCTGTACTTCTCTTTTTGAAATTTCAAATCGTTTTGCTAAGAATTTTACTATTTCATCGTAGTTTTTGACTTTATCTCTTTTTTCTTTCTTTATGTATCGAATACGACCTGGAGCACCTTTAGGTATAATTTTTACAAGATATTCATACCATTCTTTTTTTGAATCAAATACATTGTAATATTTGTTGGTCGTTTCATTTATTATTTTAGCATTTTCTGGTGAGTACATACTTACCCACCTATTAACTAGATAGCCATTAAACTGGTCTTCATCTTCTACGTTTTCTATAACGTCTCCTTTTTTACCAAATATTATATCGTTAATAAAAGTAAAAATATTATTCATCTAAATCAGTACCTAAAAGTTTAGCACCATCAAGCTTAGTTGTATACTCAATTAAAAATTTATCGTATGTATGATAATTATACCATTCTTTCAAATACCTAAACCAATTAATAAACATTATAAATCTATATCTCATCTCATTTACTTAATAATAACTTTCGACGTTGCAACAAACATATCGTCATTTAATTCATAAAACGTTTTTTGAACATCTGACATAAATTCGTTTACTTGCTCGTCATTAAAATCAGTACTAAATGCAAATGCAGGAGCTTTCTTACCAGCTGTAATATTAATAGCAGTATGACCTAAAGCTACCCCTGATTTAACATATGTAATACTAACACTTGCTTTTCCTTCTTGTTGAGTTACACCGCCTTGAGTAAACTCTTTTTGAACCATAATATCGTCACCATCCATTATTACAGGACAATTTAAATACTTTGCGCTTCCTAAAATATTTGCAATATGAGTATTCAAAAGCCTTTGATATGCAACTGCTCCTACAGGATTATCTAATATAGGAATTTCCCATAAAAAGTTCATTGCATCATCACTCCAAATAAATTCTTGTTTGTCGATGTCTTCCTGATCAATCATACCATCAGCCAATACTTCCATTGGTGCTCTAAAGCAAAGAATATTACCTATTGGTAGTACTTTATCTTTAAAAAATTTGTATGCAAATCTATCGTGTAGTAGGTTACCATCGTATTTGTCGATATTAAATTCCATATAGATCTATTATAGATCAGGCAGTTCAGACTTCAACTTTTTAACCCACCTTTTATGGGCTTCATTAATGATTTTCTTTGTTTCTGTTTTTCCGAGCCAACCATTTATAGAAACGGTTTTGGTATCTTCTAAATCTTTATAGTGAGTGAAAAAGTTTAGCGTGGTTTTTAGCCAGTGCGGATCTAGATCCTTAAGACTTTTATAATCTTTTACATGAGAAGTAGGAACAGCAACAACTTTATAATCCTTTTCTCCTGTATCGTCCATATCTAAACAACCAATTGGTTTTACTTCAACAAGTGTACTAGTTCTTAAAGGGACGTTATTGTATATTAGTATATCTAATGGGTCGTTATCTAAAGCAAATGTTTGAGGAATAAATCCATACGAACATGTATATCGCATACTACTATACAAACAACGACTAAGTAAANTA